GTTCTTCTATCTGCGTTTTTTGCTGCACCCTTTGGAGTTGCAGTAACTACATATTTATCCAAAGCCATAGGTTTTTTACCTTCAACTTCTTCAATGTTATCTTCACTTTCTGCTTTATCTATTTCTTGTATAGAACTTGCAATTTTAATGATTCTTTCTTTAATTCTATAAATGTTGGTATTAGTTCTCTTAAAGAAATCATTTTTACCTAAGTTGTTTTCACTTCTTAATCTATTGTACCAATTAACAAATCTTTCAATTTCTGCTAATTGATTTTTAACTTCTCTAATACCATGTGATACTTTTTGAGATGGTGTTCTTGTTTCATCTCTTTTCAAATCTAACCAACGATTTTCATCTATACTCTTAGCAAATTCAAATCCGGTGCCTGATGATTTAACTTTACGTTTGATATCACCCTTAGTATCTTTACCAAATGCAAATGGAGTATTATATCCATCAGCCGATGCCGTAGTATTTTCCTCTTCAATTTTTTTCTCTCTGAGTTTAGTACGAATCGTTTCTTTTAATTTAGTTATATCTTCGTTAGATAATTCCTTTTTGAACATCGCTCAATTCCTTTTCCAATTCATAACACATAATCAAAGATGTGATGTGATTGTCTTTTATTTTTTGTGAATTACCAATTTTTGATAACTGATTCATTGTTTCTGCCAATTTGATTTTTGTAACCTTATCGTTAATTTTAGAAGAAATTCTTTTGAATTCTTTTATTAATGATTTAACTTCCCCAACTACATGATTTTTTAAATTATCCGAGTTAGTATAAGAGTTTATATATTCTTTTAATAAACCTTTTTGTTTATCATTAAGATTATTATATTTTTTATTAAAACTATCTACTAACATTTTATAAGAAAGTAATTGAATTTCTTTATCTTCTTTCTTTAAATCGGTATGTATTGTAGTTTCTGCTAATGTTTTATTTGATGGTGTTTTGCCAATCAAATGTTCAACTAATGTATATTTTGTATTTACGAAATCTTTAGGGTCGTAATTTTGGTCAACATTTACTTTATATTCAAATATTTTATATACTGATGCTAACACTTTGTAGTTAGGTATTTGAGAACGTAAGAAATCTTCAATTGCGTAATTATCTTTAATTTCTTTAATTAAATTATATTTTTCTTTTAAGATTTTCTTTTCATCTAATTTAGCTCTACTTTCAACAACAGCATCAACAAAACGTTCTGCTCTATTTTCACTATTATATCTCTCTGATACAATAAATTGATATAATTTCAACTCATTAGACAATTCAGTCTTTGAATTAAAGTATTTTTTTAATAATCCTTCTGCTATACCCTTTCTATTGTTAAGGATATCAGAGGTTACTTGTCTCACTAGCAATTCAAATAAAAAGCCTGTGTTTCTGAACTTTGAATGTTTAATTTGTTTCATTTATATACATTATTCCATTTATAAATATAAGGTGTTATAATAAGAGTTAGTTTTCTATGATATTTTGTTCATCTAACATAGATTTTCCTTCATTTATTATCTTTGAACCACCTCTAATTATGTTTTTTCTTAACATATCTATAAAACTTTCGTTTTTATATTGATTTTTTAAGTCTTTACTTCCAGTTACATCTCTACCAAATGGAGATTTATCTTTACCACGCGTTGAATATTCCTTTGGTCTACCCACTGCTTTTGCTTCTTGTTGTGGTTGTTCTTCATCTTCATCTTCACCACCTAATTGTGATTTTAATTTTTGGATTTGGTCTTCAACATTTAATGGTTGTCCGTTTGGTGTTGGTTCTTCCTGTGGTTGTTCATCACCTTCAATTGGTGGTTCATCTGTATCCATAGGTTCTCCATTTTCATCACTTCCTAATGGTGGTTGTTGTCCTAATGCACTTTGTTGTTCTTGTGGTTTTTCATTACCGGTTGTTTCTAAATTAGTAAGTTTAAAAGTAAGCATTGCATCTTTCTTTAATCCTTCAACTTGTAAAGCTGCTTCTTCGTAACTAAAATTAAGTATATTCTTATACATCCATTCTTTAGAAATTACTTTTAATTGGTCCATTTTTTGAATCAATTCCATTTTCATTGTCCAAAGATTAACTTTCTCTTGTTCGTATATTAATGATGGTAAAGTTAATTCTAATTCAAAGTTTGTTAATTCACTATCATCAATACCCTGTGAGTATAAGTGAGCAATTGCAATCTTTTCTAATCCATCAACTACAATTCTTTGTAATCTTTCAATTGTTTTTGCAAATCTCATATCCATTGCTGCTAATGTAGCTTTAGAGTTTCCATCTTCTAAATAACCCAAATGTTGTTTAGGTATCTTTAATGCTGCAAACATCTTATTCTTTAAGTAATCGATATCTTCCATTGGTGCGTACTCTAAACCATCTAAATTTGTGATTTCAGTACCACTATCATTACCTCTAACCGGTAAATAGAAATCTTCCATTAAGTTTTGAACGTTATACTTTAAGTTATACTCACCGGTATCCGCATTCACATATGGAGTTTTCTTTGATTTGTTTATAATTCTTTGAATGTATTGGTCTACTTCATTTGGAGCAATACCGCCTACATCAATTTTGAATATTCTTTTTTGTGGAGCTCTTACAATTCTATGAATAATCATTGCATCTTCCATCAATGATAATTGTTTCCATAATCTTCTAGCACCTTCTAAGATTGATTTTCCGTAAGGTAAGAAGTTTGTATCTGATAATAAACGGAAATGTGCAATTTCATAGTTTTCATATTCGGTTTTTTGTCCTGCTACGAATAATGATTTAGTTGCTAATGGAGTATGAACAAACTTTACAGCCTGCCAATTGTTTGGGTCAAATCCTTCTACTCTCGTAATTTCATATGCCGATAATGGTTGAACCCCTACTATACCTAAGTTTTCTGCAATCTCTAAATGTAAAAAGAAATCACCATACTTAACCATATTTCTAACCCAAGGCCATAAATTGAATTCTACATTTACAACATCATAAAATAGATTAGTTAAAATATCTTTGATATGGTCATTGTTAGTTTTAATTTCTACAATTCTACCATATTCATTTCTACTTGTTGATTCATCTGCGTAAATATCTAATGCGGATGTTATAATTGGATCCTGGTCCATTGAATCATAATCTCTGAATAACTCTTGTCTTATTTGTTGATAAGCCAAATAGTTTTCAAATGTATTGTTCATTGCGGATGAATGCAATCTCATATACCTATCTCTAAGATTGGTAGCTATTGCCTGTGTTTCATCGTAATCAATTACCTTTAACTTTCCACCTTGATTTCTTACGATAACCGCTGTTGAAAATAATTTCTTTAACCTGCCGTAAAATGAAGTATCTGCCATATTATTTTATATTACCATTTTCTACAAGACCAGTATCTTGCTTTTGTTCTAGGTCCTGGATTATCACAATTATGTCTAGCTCTAAACGATTTTCTCGCTTTCGGATTAGATTTTCTTATTCTCATTGTTTTTTCACCCTTAGCCGCTGCGGATGTTCCACCATGTCCAAAGTTTACTTTAACAACTTTACCAGCTGGATTCTTTACATACACTTTAAACTTCTTAACATCACCTGCAGTTGGTTTACCCAATTTAACGGTTCTACCTTGATATTCTGCTTCTTCTAATGTAGATTCATTATACATTTCTTTTTCTTTAACTTTAGTTTTAAGAAAAGCTATAAAATCTTCCATTTCTTCTATATCATCCTCATCTACATCATATTCATCAATATCATCATCATCGATATCTTCTTTTATCTTACTAAATGCTGTTGCAAATGGGTTAGAATATACTTTACCTAATTCTATTTTTTGACCATCGGCCATAGTGTGACTTGATTTACTTAAAGGTAAACCAAAAAATTCATATAAAAAACTTTTCTTCATTATATTTTCCTCTTTATACAATATATAAATATTATATTATTTAATAAGCCACCTTAAATCTTCAAAATCATCCTTACCTACGTTGATTCTATAAGGATCTTCTCTTAAATCTTTTTGTGTATAAACAGGACTATATTCTGTTTTAACAAATCCGTTTAATGCACTTTGTGCTAATGAACCTCTTTCGTTTCTTAATCTTAATGCTGTATCTCTAACCCATAACCCAATACCCAATGCCATTGTTAAGTCATCGTTATAACCCCTAGCTGCTTCTGCTCTGCCATTGTTCCATATAAAAGTAAATAACTCATCTATTTGTCTCTTAGAATGTATAATAACCGATTTATCTTTCATATATTGGTCAATCTTAGAAACAATCATAGGTCTTGTCTTAGATGAAATTGTAAAACCAGGAATCATTTGTTTTTGTTCTCTATAATATTTGTTAGTCCATTGTGTATTAACATCTACATATTGAACATCTTTATGACTCCAAAATAAATTCTTATAATCTCTATCTAATATTTGTTGTATTGTTGCCCATCCAATATTTGCGTTATCTACAATTAGTAATGCATCGTTGTAATCGGTTGCTATACTGATTAACATATTACCAAAATCAGTAGGTTCTACTTTACCTTTATACTCAGCAACTTGCTCCATCGATTCAATATCTATGATGTGAAATGCTGAATAATCGTTTCCATCACCTCTACTTACATCGGCAGTTACTACATATGAACGATTGTAATCTGGTTTTTTCCATAACCATATATTACTATCAAACCCAGTCTTTTCAATTGGGTCACATACGTTGTTTTCACTATACCATATTAAAAGGTCACCATCAATTACATTATCACCAGAAGAAATGAAATCACAATCACACTCTTGTGCTGCTTGTTTTTCACCCAATTGTTGCGTTTGTTCATCTCTCCAATCTTGTTCTCTATCAGGATGAACTGTCCAATGTAGTTTAATAGGATTAAATAAATTCTCACCATTTTCTGCACCAACCCACATTCTATGAAACCAATTACCCACACCATTTGGAGTAGAAAGTGCAATACAACTACCACCCGTTGAAAGGGTAGATTGTGCAGATGCCCATATATCATCGATATCATCAATGAAGGCGGCCTCATCAAATATTAGAAGAGATAAGGCTTCAGAACGTCCTGCGTCAGGAGAACTAGCAATAGCCTTAATTTGAGAACCATTATTTAAACGAAGGGAAAGTTTGTTATCTTCCAAAGAACCTCCTTTAAGCCAACTAGGAAGCAATTCATGCATTACCCTTACCTTAGTTACTAAATTCTTTGCTACTTCTTGTTTTGTTGCAATAACCAACACATTGAAATCCGAATTGAATAGCATTTTCCAAAGAGAATACCCG